CAGATCCTACGATTATGGCACCAAGTCCATATAGTATTGTATTTTTAAACATATGATGTTCCTTTTTATTTAACTATAAATATAGAAGAGAAAGGGGGGAATAGTCCCCCCTCTTCTTTTTTTTATGATTTATTGATTGCTTTATCCATTTTCTCAAATGATTTAATCATATCAGGTAAGATTTCTTCAACTGTATCGAATGTCTGTTTTAATATGAGTCCTAAGTTATCTGGAATGTTTTCAATTGATTTCTGTTGAAACTCCAAAGCACCGTCTCTGACTCCGAATTTTACAGCTTTGTAAATACTATTAAGTGTATCTTTTGATAGTTCGTGTTGCATAGTTATGTACCTCCTAGGTTTATGGTTATATGCTATAGATATAGCACGGCTGTCATATGTATACTCCTTTGTAGAGTATGGATTATATAATGATCCGTGTGCGTGTATGTGTAGATGTCCTCTGGGTGAGTGAGCGTGCGAACGAACTCATTGGGAACTGAACTCGATTAACTGAACTCAACGTGGATTAGGCAACCCATCCCTAATTAACGGGGGTACCCTAACCCACTCTTCCCTCACTCACATTCTTGTTACAATTTTTGATTAGAGTACTTCCTACTTGTAGTGCTTGCTATTAAGTGATTAACTTAAAGTGCGTAATGAAAAGAAAACTCCAAAGACAATATGAAGTGTTTAATGTCAAAACCGGCAAGTGGGAAAGAAAGGTTATGACTAAAGAACAATTTGATGATTTTTCATCTAAAATGAACTCTAGTGTTGATGAACTAGAGGCTGAGTATCAAATAGTTAATCGTATAGTAGAGCAACAATTAGGAATAACATCAAAAAGTAAAAAGAGTATGGATTAAAGTAGTATATTATATAATAGTAGTGTAGCTATACTATAAGTAGAGCCACTACTATAGAGTAGCTATACTAGAGAAATTTATGAAAATAAAACGTAGAATAAATGGTAAATCAAGCCTTCATCCTGTTTATACAAAGGAAGAAGCAGCTAAGAAAAAGCTCGTAATTATTTACTGGAAAGAAGCATCCGTAGGAGATTGGGCATATACAGATGATGATTATATAGCTAAATGCTATGCTCGTAAAGATTATACAGATAAGCATGGGAATACAAAAACATTTGTTAAACTTACCTGCGGAGTCGGTTGGGTAAGTAGGTTTTCTAAAATATTATTTGAAAAAAACCAAACATATGGAGTATATAGCAAAACTAATCCAAAGAGGAAATGGGATGATCAAGAATCTAAAACAACACGGGCTAAAAATACTGTTAGTACTTATGCACAGATGCTGCTTAATACTGGAAAAGTTGACTATGAAACTCTTGGTAATGTATATAGACCTGATCAAGAAAAACCAGTAGCTACTGTTAGGAGATTTTTAAAACAAGAGGTAACAAAGCGTATGGTAGAAAAGAAATTAAAAGAACTATTAAGCGAAAAAGGCATAAGTAAAGAATTAGCTTTAGATAATGTTTTAATAGCTTTAAGAATGGCTGAAAGTAAAGGGGATGTAAATAATTTTTTAAAGGCAAATGACACATTAATGGATTTATTGGAAATGAAACCAAATAAAAAAATGATAACGGACACAATACAGGTTGATATGACCAAGCAGATAGCAGATACTATTGCACGGGAAGATAAACGCCTTACATTACAAAGGAAAAGCGAAGAGAATGAAGTACCAAAATGACATTGAGCTTCAGAATAACGGTATATCGGAAAAGAATCGTATGAATCAGCAATTAGAAATAGCTGTTAAAGCATTTCATGTAATAGCTATTCTTCATAACGGCAATCCAGCTTTTATGGCTAATTATGCCTTAGAAGCCTTGCGTGAAATAGAGACATTAGGCTTTATGTACGATCAATATACTTCTGAGTCTAATTAATTGTTTGATTACTGCAGTATAATTGAAAGATCCTGTGGATTTGCAGGTAAAACTTATAATGATACTCATTGTGGTATAAAGACAGGTTCTTTATTTGAAACAAACATTTCTAATATGACTAAATGTCCAAAGAAACCAAAGAAAAATGCAAGAAGATAAAAATTATATAAAAAGAAAACTTAAAAATAATATGATTATGTTTGGTAAAATTATAATGCCAAGTATGTTTTCTGCGTCTTCTCCAGAGTTTCATTATAAAATAGCTGATGTTTTAATTAACGATGATATAAAACAAGCTAATATTATCGCCCCACGTGGTCACGCTAAATCCTCTATTGTCGGAGGTGTGTATCCCCTTTACCACATCATGAACCACGATGGGGCAAAATTAATTGTGCTAGTCTCCCGTACTCAAGATCACGCCATAAAGCTCCTTGGAACTATCAAGGACACTATAGAGTACAGCGAATCCTTCAGGCAAATCTACGGGTACTGGGGACAGCATAGTGCTAGGCAATGGGCTAAAAGTGAAATAGAGCTTAAAGACGGCTCTATGATAATATGCAAAGGAACAGGGCAACAGCTACGTGGTATTAAAGTTGGCAGCCAAAGACCTACATTAATTATAGTAGATGACCCTGAAGATGAGAATAATACTAAAACAGCAGAAGCTATGGAAGCTAACCTTAGATGGTTGCTTCAGAGTGCCGTTCCTTCATTAGATCCGCAAAAAGGAAAGATATGTGTTATTGGAACTCCTCAACACCAAAGATGTTTAGTTGAGGTTTTAAAAGAAATGAAGGGTTGGAAGAATATGCATTTCAGTCCAGATCTAGATAATAACATTGCTTTATGGGAAGAATGGCAGCCAATAAAAAAATTAGTACAAAAAAAAGAAGAATTAGATTCCATAGGCAGAGCTTCAGTATTCTACAGAGAATATATGTGTCAAATAGTTGGAGATGAAGATCAGCTATTCAGACAAGCTTATATTCAATATCATAATTATGAATTAAAGATAGATAGCAGTAATAGGCATTATTTAACTGATGGAAATAAAGAATTTCCAGTAAATGTATTCATGGGGGTTGATCCTGCTTCTTCAGTACGCAAGACGGCAGACTACTCCGTAATCATGCCAGTTGCGGTAGATGAAAACAACAACAGGTATATTCTCCAGTATTACCGCCAAAGGGCAACTCCCATGCAATTAGCTGAAAGCATAATAGAGTATTTTAAACTATTTAAACCTGTTAAGGTTAGAGTAGAAAGCGTGGGCTATCAGGAAATGCTAAGAGAATACCTAAGGCAGCGTTGTGATGAAGAAAAAATATTTATATCTGGCTTAGAAATAAAAGAAAGTCCTAGAACCAGTAAATCTTCTAGACTAGAAACTATGCAACCTTACTTTGCTCAAAAGAAAGTATATATTAAAAAAGAAATGCCTGAGATACTAGATGAGCTTTTATTGTACCCTAGAGGCAAACACGATGATTTATTAGATGGATTATTCTATGCTATGAAGAAATGTTATACTCCAAATCATAAAAGTGTTGTAAAAGAAAAAAAGATTCAGTATAATTCTACCAAAGATCAAGACATAAGCTGGAAAATAGCTTAGTGTTGATTTAATTAGACAACTAACATTTTTCACATACTTTGCACGGTAATCAGGCTAAAAACGAAGCAGTACAACTAACACAAGACTTACTTGCAGACTATTCATCTGCTAGACAGAATTGGGTAAAACAAGCAGTTGAGGACAATGAGTTCCGTAATGGAAAGCAATGGTCTGATGATCAAGTAACAGCTTTAAGAAGTCGTGCACAGGAACCATTAGTTGTTAATATAGTATATAGTGCTGTTGAGCAAGCAAAGGCTATGCTTACAGCGAATAATCCAAAATTTCAATCAACAGCCAGAGAAAACAGCGATGCTAGAGTAGGCAGGATGTTTTCTGATTTAATGGCTTATATATGGGATCATTCAAGTGGAAACGTAGAATTAAAGCAAGCAATTGACGATTACTATGTAAAAGGCATGGGCGTAATGATGTCATATATTGATCCTAATGCAGATTTTGGGGCTGGGGAAGTACGGCTTCGTTCCATAGATCCTCTCGAATTGTATATAGACCCCAGCTCCAAAGACCCTTTCTGCAGAGATGCAGCTCATATAATAGTAGGAAAAATAATAACTCAAACTCAGTTGATAGATACATATCCTGAATTTGAAGATCTAATTAGGGAAGCCGCAGAAACCAGTTATATAAATACAACATCTGAATCACGTTATGGATTGTCAAGTGAAGATGTTACCCTTAAAAGACGTATGTCTGGTACTACCATTACAGACGAAAGAGAATTAGAGTTATTTGAGCGTTATACTAAAATAAAACTTCCATATTATAAAATATACGATCCGTTAAGTGAAGAACAGAAGGTTTTAAATCACGAAAGGTTTGAAGAGTATAAGAAAGAACCTATCGTAATTGTAACGAATGCAGAGGGTCAGCAAATATTTACTGATAAGAAAAATGTTAATATGTATATGGATATTAAAGAAAACATAGGCGGCACTTATCATTTAATGTTAGATCAAATGTCTGGTCAGCCTACCCCTATGGCAGGTGAAGAGCATTCAGGCTCTATTCCCGGAAGCACTACTACTATTGATGTCTTAACCAAGGCTGATCTTATAGAAGATGGTGGCATTATGGTAAATGAGATAGAAATCACTCAAATACAACAATGTGTTAGTGTGGGTGATGTCCAGTTGTTTATGGTTGACCTGCCAATCGAGGATTATCCTATCGTTCCTTTTATGAACGGATTCAATAGGAACCCTTATCCTATGAGTGACGTAAGACTTGTGAAAGGGCTACAAGAGTACATTAATAAGATTAGATCATTAATAGTAGCTCACGCATCGAGCTCTACCAATGTAAAGCTTCTTATTCCAAGGGGAAGTATGGATAAGAAACATTTAGAAGAAGAATGGGGTAAAGCAGGTACGGCTGTTATAGAGTTTGACCCAGAATTAGGACAACCAATTGTAGCTGGTCCTGTCCCATTGCCTAATGAGCTATATAAGAATGAAGCAGATGCAAAAGCGGACATAGAAAGAATATTGGGTATATATGCTATGATGCAAGGGGATGTAGGTAGTGCACCTCAGACATTTAAAGGTACGGTTGCTTTGGATGAATATGGGCAAAGAAGAATTAAATCAAAAAGGGATGATATTGAAGAGTGTATTAATCAATTAGCTAAAGTTGTAGTTGGTATGATTCAGTATGTTTATACAGATCAAAAGGTTTTAAGGCTAATGCAGCCAAACAATAGACCCTTAGAAATGGAAGTTAATAGTCCTCTGTATGATGATATAGGTAATTTAATAGGCAAGATTAATGATATTACTGTTGGAAAATACGATGTTATTGTTTTATCAGGTTCAACTCTCCCGTCTAATCGCTGGGCGAGATTTGAGTACTATATGCAGTTATATCAAAGTGGTCTTATTGATCAGATTGAAGTTCTTAAGCAGACTGATGTTGCAGATATGGAAGGTGTATTAGAAAGGGCAGGGCAGACGCAGAAGATGCAACAGCAAATGCAGGCTCAAGCTCAAGAGATTAAAAAACTTAAAGGTGATCTACAGACAGCACAAAGGGAGTCCTTGCATGATCGTAAGCGAGTAGAGGTAAAAGAATTTGAAAAGAAATTGGCAAAAGCTGAAGCTAAAGTAGAAATGGCTGCAAAGCTTTACCAGACAAGATTGCAAGATGAGCTTAAGAGTGCTAAAGAAGACATAGAAGAGTTTGATGAAAGCAGAAATACTCAAAGACGTTTGAATGAAGAAATCTTAAGCATAGAGGAGTAGAAACAAATGGCAAACAATCAAAAACAAAACGCTGGTTTATGGAATAGGTTTAGAGCTGAACAAGGCAATCCGGGTGTGGGTGCTCAAGATCTTTATAGGCATGACGCAATGAATACACTAGGTAGATCTACTCCTGAAATGTATGATTCTATGAGTCCAGAAGGTAGAGCCTTTACAAGAGATGATTTATTACAAAGAGCAGCTCTAAATGCAAATGAAGAAGAAGCTAAGTTTAAATTAATTCAAGGTATGTCAAAGGCAGGAAGAAAGCAATATTATGCAAATATGCCTCCAATGAATGAAACAGATATTGGCTTTTCTATAAAAGCTATATATGATGGAAAAAATAAAGGTCTTATTAAACCAGATATGTCGCCAGAAGAAGTAGAATCTATTTTACATAGAGAAGGAATGACCCCATACGGTTTTAAAGTAAATAGCGGTATACTTCAAGAAGCATTTAACCCCTTCACAGAAGATTTACCTCAAGGCAATACAATGATGCCAGAGGATTTTAGATAATGAAAGAATTGAAGAAAGCGGTTGCTGGAAGTAACCAAATCGCAAAGGAAAAGTAATGGAGAATATCTTAGAAGTAAGTAATGCTGATCAGCCACAGGTAGAAAATGCTGCTCTGTCAACAGAGCAACCTAATATACCTATGGAGGAAGTGCCTGTAGAAAATGCTACAGGAGTGGCTGGTTCAATTACGGAAGAACAAACACAACAAACTTCCCCCAGAGACGACTCAACTCGTTTTGAATATTGGCAATCACAAGCTGACAAAGCCAAGGGAGAGCTAACTGCTTTACGAAGCGAATTGGAGTACTATAAACACAATACAGTACCTCAAGACGCTGGGCAACAAAACTCACCCTCCAATGGACAAGCTCAAGGACATCCTCAGGGACTCCAAGAGCCTTCGTTGAAGGAGCCATCAGCCCCAGAAAGACCACATTCATACAATGAGGTCGATGCTTATAATGACCCAGAATCTGATTCATTTAAGTATCGAATGGCTAAAGAGTCTTATAGAGATGATTATCTAAGCTTTCTCACAAAGAAAGACCAGATACGTGATCAGGAAATGCAACAAGCCTATCAACAGCAAATGCAAAAGCAACAGCTGCATATGGTACAGCAACAAGCACATAGTCATGCTGTGAACAATTTTGGCTGGGAAGGTCAAAAAGCTGCACAGTTTGTAGAGTGGTCGCAGAATCCTGAAAACTTAACTCTTGACAATTTAGCAAAGTTGTTTGAATTGAGAACAAATACTAACCCAGTAGTGCAACAGAAAACACAAGAGATGCAAAATCAATCACAGCGTTTAGCTGTTCCTAGAACTGCAGCAGTGCAGACAGGAAAAGCTGAACAACCTAGATCTGATGAGCAGTTGTTTAATGATGCATTCTTTGGTAAGTAATTGTTATAAAGTAAACTAAAAACAAATAGGAGTTAAAATGGCAGCTACAGAAAAGCTACTAAAAGCTTCTGGTGTACTTTATACGGATAGACGGAATTTTTACGTAGATCCGCAGGTCACTAAGGAGCTATGGACAGACGTTGCACCTTTTACTACAATGATTAGTAATCAGGAAATGCGAAATGTCCCAGACCCAGTTTTTAAGATGTTTGAACATCGTAATCCTTGGGTAAAACAAACATGGTTATGCAATAGCGATACCGACAATATTGATTCAGATGGAACAACTACAACAACAGTTACAGTTGATACTCCAATAAATATCAGTATTGATGATAGTTTAAAAGGTATTATTGCAGAAGTATGGACAGATGGATACGGATCTAAAAAAGGCGTTGTTAGAGTTCAGTCAGTTACAAGTTCAACAGTAATTGTTATTACTGGCTTATGGACTTCAACTGGAAATGATATTGCTTTAGCAGATGATGACATATTCTTGGTTATCGGTAATGCACAAGGTGAGGGTTCTTCTTCTCCTGATGCATGGTCTGATGAACTACAAGTGGTCTATAATGCAACTCAGATCTTTAAAACACCTCTACAGGTAACAGGAACGCTAGAAGCAGCTGTTCTTCGTGGAGACTCTTCTGAGCTTGCAAGACTACGTAGATTGAAAGCTCAAGAACACAAAATGCAAAAAGAAAAAGCTTTTCTTTTTGGTAAGCGTTTTGGTGGAACCGGTCTTCAAGAAGCGTCTTATGCTGCTGGAAACAACGACACTAACAATGATGAAACATTTGCTGATGGTGGAAACGTAGACTCAGATGGAAACCTTGTAAGAACTACTTACGGGATTATATCTGCTTTAGAAAGCTATGGCGAATCTACATCTACTCATGATGCACAGAATGTTTTTACAGTTGACAGTTCATATGGATACTCAAACTTCGTAGATGATATGGAGAAAGTATTCCAGTATGTACCTGAATCTGGTTTAAAACGTGCTTTCGTTGGAGCAGGTGCTTTAGGCTACTGGTCAAAAATGGCTGGTTCTTCAGGAATAGCTGGCAACTCAGGTTGGACAGTTTCTCTTGGAGATATGAAGCGTGATTCTCTTGGTTTTAACTACAGGGTACTTGAAACACCTCACGGAATGTTGCAGTTGATTCCAACTCCAGCTCTAAGAGGACCGTACAACAAGTACATGGCTGTAGTATCTGATGAGAATCTGTTTCATGCAGTTTATCGCCCATCTATGTATCAGACAAACATTAAGACTGATAATGCCTTTGACGGTGTTAAAGATCAATATATGTCTGATGAAGGTGTTGGTATACAGCTAATTGAAAGTCATCATCTGTTTAAAATCACAGCGTAAGGAGGCTAATTATGGCTAGACCTTATTTAGGTGGTTCAAGTGCAGGTATTAAAACAGTTAGTGCTGATGCAACATTAGTTTCTGCTGATTCTGGAAAAACTATACTTATGGGTGCAAATGGAGTAGATATTACTCTCCCTTCAGCAGCTTTAGGTTTAGAATTTCAGATTATTCAGTCTGCTGATTACGATACTGCGGTATGTACGATTATACAGGCTGCAGCTTCTGAGGATTTTTATGGAGCCGTTTATGGTTCTACTCAGGGAGAAAATGCTGCAACAGATGCTGATGTAGGAGCTTCTGCTAATACAAAGATAACCTTTTCTTCGGCTTCTCTTAAGGGAGATAGGGTCAGATTAATTTCTGATGGAACAGGTTGGTATGTAGAAGCGTTTGTTCAGAACTATGCTGGGATAACCTTCGATAACTAAACAAAACGTGTTGGGGGAGTGTAATGCTCCCCTGACATTGAGAATACTATGACACAAAAACAATTAATAGAAACAGTAAGACAACATCATCCTAACTTAGGAGAGACTCAAATACGTATATTTTTAAATAAAGCACTAGATGAGTTTTGTCGTAAAACAAAAATGTTAGAGACTATGTATAATTTTGACACAGTTGCAGATCAAAGATTTTATGAACTTAGTGATGACATTATAGAGATAAAAAGCGTAGATTATGACGGTTATCAAATACCTCGTTTAGTAGGTAGAATAGAGAAAACAGATGTCAGTTGATCAAAGAACAGCAGCTTTAAAAAAAGTATGGTGGACAGAAAGAGACTCCATTGGTCTTGCAATGAGGTCAGATACAGATGCTAGTGCTGATTATATATCAGTAAATGAAGTTAAGACTGTAACTATACACGCAATTAAGCACGATGAAAATTTTGTTGCTTCTGGAACTGGTATTGATTTAACTGAATCTTCTGCTATACCAGATGAATTTCATGATGCTTTAGCCAGTTATGCTATAGCTAGGGGTTATGAATTAAGTCCTAATACTATTTCAGCTGCTCAATATTTTGATTCTAAATGGGCAGAGGCTATTAGAGAAGGGAAAAAATACGCTAATCAAGATAGGGATGGATCTTCCTATCATATTAAACAGTACGATTATTAATGAAAGAAGTATTTACAGGAACATCTTATTGGGAAGATATGACTAATACTTGGGATTCTATGACATCTTCATCATATCCTCCTACTTGGGATACGTCAATTTCTTTAACTGAGGCTTCAAGTCTTTCAAGAACTTGGACTGAATTTTCAGGATTAGCTAGAAGTTATTCTGATGTCAGAGCTGCTGCTTTATCAAAAGGAGCTGCTTCTTCTGTTACTTTTACAGATTTGGGATCTTCGGTTTCAACAACATATACAGAATTATAATGAGTTATAAAATAAGAATAGAAGATTTAATTGGAAGCGTTGGAGACGATGCTCTAATATCTCAATCGTTGCAAGATACAGGCAATGATATAATAAATGCTATACCAGCAACTAATTTAATTAGCTATGCTAAAACATCTAGTATAACATCTAGCGGTTTAGACATATCTAGTTTTAAGCTATTAGCTGTTGAAAAATCGAATGTAATGGCAAAAGAAGTATCAGCTTTTGATAGAGCTAGGTATGTTGATAGTGGAAGTATATATTTTTCATCATTAAGTACACCAGTATATTATATAGAAGGTGAAAAGGTTTATGTCATTGGAGCAGGAGCTAGTTCGGAAACATCTGGTGATGCACATTATATTCCATTAACATTAACTAGCGATGGTTCTACTCAATTAGTTTATTCACATTCTACAGTAGCTAATTTTCCTGCTCAAGCAGAGCAGATACTTGTTCTAGGTGCTGCTATAAAATGCTTACAAAGATTAATGGCTGATAAATCAGATAGTTTACCAGCTGATATAAGTAGCGTTTCTTTACCAGTTTCGCCTTCAGCTCCTAGTGCTCCAAGCTTTACATATACAGATGTAAGTGTTTCTGATATTGTTCAGCCTATTATAGAAATTAGCGATATGGCATCTTTAACAGAGTCAGCTCCTAGTTATATACAACCAATTTTAGCACTTCAAGCAGCCCCTACTATATCTGACTTAACAATATCTGTAACTATACCTAGCGTACCAACTATAAATACAATATTATATTCAGATGCTTCAAATTCAGATGCATCGGCTAGTTCTGTAGGTGCTATAACGGTATCTTCTGTTAGTAAAGCAGATATAAGTGGAGATGTTCCAACGTATATTGAACCTGTAATAGCTCCTTCATTTTCTACAGTAGATACTTTTATATCCACAGATGAAGATGTAGAACTTGCAGCTTCAAAAATACAAGAAATTAATTCTCAAATATCTGAGTATAATTCTAAAATACAGAATGCACAAAATGTATTCAATAAAGAAAATGTAAAATACCAAGCTAATGTACAGGCTGAGTTGGCTAAGCATAATTCAGATTTGCAAAAAGAAATAAATCAAGCACAGTTAGATGCTAGAGATGCACAGCAAGAAGCACAGCAAACAACTGATATGGATAAGTTTAATAAAGCACAAGATCAGGTACTTGAGTTAACTAATAAATCTAAGCAAATGGAAAGGCTTATTGCTGATAACAATAATAAATTGCAAAAGTATAATGGAGAATTAGATGCTTATCAAAAAGAAGTATCTAAGCAATTACAAGAATATCAGCAAAATTTAGAAGCTGATTTAAAAGTATGGCAAGCTGAAAGACAAACAGACTTACAGAAATATAGTAGCGATATGCAGAATGCCTTAAACTCATTTAATGAAGAGAATGTTGTTTATCAACAAGACATACAAAGAAAGATTCAAAATTTTAATAAAGACACTCAAGTTGCTATTCAAAATGCACAACAAGAGTTTACAACAAGAAAATCAAATTTAGATAAGCAAGTTAGAATAGATTTACAAAACGCTACGCAAAACTACCAAAAGGATGTAGAAGAATATAGATCTAATATTTCAAAATATTCATCTGAAGTTCAAGATTATCAAGCTGAAGTATCAGCTACTATACAAAAGTATAGTGCAGATGTTCAAAACTATGCAGCTAAAATGCAAAAGCATTCTACTGACTATCAATGGAAGCAAGGTCAGTATCAACAATTAAAAGCCGAGTATGCACAAGGCTTACAACTATTAATAAGTGGTAGTATGCCACAGAAACAAGGAGCTTAGTTATGGCAGCAAATAAAGCAACATTAAGTATATCAGCATCAGTTTTACCTGATGATATGAAAGTAGCAGTTGGTGGCACAATAGAATACGATTTAAATGATATGGCTGGAGATGATTGTAAATGGATTTATTATGTAAATGATATAGACACCTCAAATGAAGTCTTAATACCAGCGGATGTTGGTTATTTGGGTACATCTGGTTCAGCTGGGCATACAGTACCAACAAGAACAGTTGCTGGTGATATGTTAGAATTTATCGTAATTAAACATTCTGGTTTTAGAAGCGATGGGACAACCGTATCAACAGATAATTTATTTATAAATTTTACTCATGGAGTAAACGCTGATAACGCTACGGGTAATCTAGTTTTAGAACCCGGAGATGTTTGGTGGGGAAGATTTGCAGGGACAGCTGATACAGCTGATTTAGAAGGAGAAGCAGCTGCTAATGATATTAAAGT